CCTAAATCCATTAAACTGCAAATTATTTGCTATGCTACTGGTATAATTTTTTGCTGCTCGAACATCCACCAAAGCAAGAACTTGTAATGCTAACAAATGTTCAAATAGTCTTTCCATGAGATCATTGAGATTAAACTGCTCAACATCCTGAAGCTGTCTAATCATTCGACTTTCTACAAGTTCTTGAATGAATTTCATTTTGCGGGATTATTTCTTGCACGGTTCAGAGCAGCAAATGCCTTAGGACTGAATCTTCCTACTGCCTTGGCATAGCCAGCAGGTGTGGCCATTACCCACCCTTCCTGCCCGGGATGAGCACGATCACCTTGTTGCTGTATGTCAACTTTGAGATCATGCAACAAGCTAAATGCTTCAAATGCCGCTGCTAAACCATTGACATTAGTTCTATTACTTTTTAAATAATTTATAATGTTGGCAAATTTATTTGGTGTTACATTAGCAGATAACCACTGCAAAAATTCTGTTGCCAAAGTATTTCTATCTAACTCCTGTCCTACTTTGGTATTGACAAAATCTACCGCTAATCTTGCTAAATCAGTGATCTTATTTGATCTCAACTCAACAGGATTTAATAAAGTATTGATAGCGGCGCCATCTTTTGTAATGATCTTTTGCAGTTGTTTTATCAGTTTTTGTTCGGGCACTAATGTGTCGAGACTGACTGGTTTTTCCAGCAACAACCCAGATACAGGACGAAAATTTACATTTGGTAAAGGTTGTCTTGGTTGTCCTTGGTCACTGTAAAATGAATGAACTGCCAGGCCTATATTACTATTACCTATTCGCTGCCCCAATGGGCTTGTGACAGGTATTCTGTATTTGACTTCGTTAGGTTGAAATTCATATGCACCATTGATTTCGGGTGGTGTATCCCAATACAGCAAATCACCCTTGACATATCCACGAAAATCATCTGGCAATGCAGCCTTTAAAACAGGAAATAATTTGCTGTAAATAGCAATAAGATTTTCTCTGCCGGTACCACGCGCATTTTGTATCTGTGCCATCATAGCAGGGCTTGTGGCTAGACCATCATAGCCTTTGGCATCAAAACCCGACCCATCAGTTAAGACAAATTCTCCTGTGTCGGGTTTTCTTCCGAATATCACTGCAGGTTTACCGTCCCATTTAACTGTAATAGTTTCTTTAGGAGTATCAGCAGTTTGCCGAACAATATCCAAGGCCTGTTGAATGCCGGCTGTGCCTTTTCTAAACACATAATCTTCAAGATGTTCGATACCTTTGGCACGACCGCCCACTGGTGCTGGTTCTAGTGTTTCTTCTACTAGAGCTGTCATACCTTTATTGACTATTCTGTCACGCAATCTAGCAAGAAAATGCACTTCATTTTCTTGCATTATCCCTGGTTCTGACAGTCCATCTCTGGCTAGATATTCTCTGAAATCAGCTAATTTTTTATCTCTTGAAGGATCTCTAGTTAAAGCTGCATAGATCTTTTCTACAGTTTTAAAATCTTCAGCAGAGGCATTGGGATTTAATAACACTTTCGCGGCATCATTGGGGTTCATTGTTAAGACTTGATCAGTTGATCTATCAATTATACCCTTACTGCTGGCTTTCATGTTAAGAGATTTAGCTATGCTGCTCATTAAGATATTTCTATAAAGGCCTTTATAGTTACTGTCTCTGCCGCCGCTTAGCCAAAAAATTCCCCAAGGCACATTGTCCAGAAACATAAAATCAGTCTGTACAAAACCATTCTCTGCATTGCCTTGAATAGGTGTAAGAAAATGCACGGCCTCCCCGGACAGTCTGACCCAATTTTTGGGATCTTGTCCCTGTGATTTTATCCAGTTATCTAATTTTGTTTTAAGTTCAGGTTTGCTTATTTGTTTTGAATCCACTGCTAAGTCTAGATCCCCCGAATCCGCTTTACGCCCTGTACTGCCCAACCATCTGGAAGGTAGTTTATCAGAGTCCAGATCCTTGGTAAAATTTAACCCTGTCAGAGCTTCGAGCCAGTTTATAGTCGGGGCAATTTCTTTTTGCAAAATTCTTCTTGACAGAGCCTGGCCTTGTTTGTCTTTAAAGACATTACCACCTTCTATTAATTTCATATTATTGAAAATCCCAGTAATCTCAGTAATCCGTCTGTGGTTGGATTCCCTGTACTACGAACATTTTGTCCTTGTTGGTTGATATTGGCCAGGACAGTTTTTAATGTGCCTGTGGTACTTTGGCTAATACCTTGATTTGCTAACAATTGCTGTATTAATTGTGCATACTGTTGGCTTGTCGCAGGTTGAGCCTGAGCAGCCGCCTGTTGTTGCTGCTGTTGCCTTTGTACATCCTGTTGAGCTAATGTTATCAAAGTAATAAGTTGCAGCCATAGTGTTTTTTCTTGGCTTTGACTAATAGCCTCATTGATATTTTCGGGTATTAAACCTGACAGTCTTTGTGCAATTTGTTGATATTGCGGTGTGCCTGGCTGTATAGTTTGTCCACCTATTGAAATGGGTTGATTATTCCTAACGGCATTTACAGCTGGATTCTGCTGTGGTCTTTGTTGTGTTTGTTGTTGTGGTGTTGTTTGCTGTTGTGTTTGTGCAGGGGGTTGTTGCACAGTTCCACTGAGTTGGTTCATGACAGTATTAATTTGCCCGGCATTTGTGGAATTAGGAAGATAAAGCCCCCTAGATAGATTAGCATTGACCCACGCTTCAAGGTCTTTACGATATCTGCCATCACTGCGATTTCTAAAAGCAGGAAGATCTTTAGGATCTAAATTTTGCTCAACTCTATAGATATAATTTTTCCAAGCATTGTATGTCCTATCTGCTAGATCCTTGATTTTTTTATCGGCTTTTACAGCAGCGATTCTCGATGACAGACTTGTCCCCGGTGCACCCTGTGTTGTTGCCTTTGCTGCAGCAATAGGATTCTTTATAGCAGCAGCTATATCTCTAAGTCCCTCATTTACGGGCTGTTGAGTTATTTCATGAACTTGCATCAGTTTTCCTAACAGTTCTGCTGAACCTATCAATGTCTCTAGTTCTTATGGCATTTAAAAACTTTCTGCAGAGATTTTCCGCTTGATCCGGCGGGAAACACTGGTCTATCTGTTCCATTAGATTAATTGCACTGGCTAGCACATTGTTAGCACGACTTTCAATGACTAGTTTAGCATCGTTTTGATCGCTATACAAATTATCTAATTCATCGAGTAGACTTTTTGTGCGTCTTTGCATTTTTTTCTAAATATCCTTTTTATTATTTATTGAAAAAGAAAAAAATGGATCTTGTTTATGCAGTGGGCTTGATACGATTTAATAGGTCTTTGAGTTTGGTGCTTTGTACATCAGCAGTAATTTTTTCAACTTCGGTATTGTCGTTGCTGACACGGCTCTGTGCTTTTAAGCTTTCATAAATGCTAGCACTGGGTCTCTGTGGCTCGTTTTCTGTGTCTCCGATATCATTAATACGCAGAGTTTCTATGTCGAATTCGAGGTCGATTTTCTGCCCAACCCCACTGCTACTGCGTGTTTTCATTAACTGTATTTGATATCTGCCGCGCTCGCGCATTTGTCTACTGGTAAAAATACCAAAGACATTATCTGCTGTATTGATCTTACTGATACCACCAGAAATATGACTGTGATCAAATTCAATTTCCTCAACTGCACTACGATTTAACTGCGATGCTGTGACCATTAAAATATTAAGTTCTCTGGCTAAATTACGCAATTCTTCACTGACATATTTGTCCTTAACAAATAAATCATTGGGACTGACTTTGGCACTGACTGGCATAATCAAATCCAAATAATCTACCATGATAAAATCTATTTTTTGATTGGTCTGTATTTCTAACTCTTTCAAGTATGCACGGATTTGATTGACATTGCTCTGTGCTGGCATATACTTAATTCTTAAACGACCATATTTTTTGCCAGCCATTCTGACTTTCATTTCTACATTGTCTAAATCTCGAAAAACCTCTTTGGTACTGACATTGGCCACCATGGAATCTATACGCATTGCACAAAGTTCTTCGCTGAGTTCCAGTGTTAAATAAACACCGTTAAGGCCTGCTGATATCCAATTTACAGCAATATTTTGCATGAATAAACTTTTACCACTGCCACTACCGCCGGCAAATATCTGTAGTTCGCCGCGATTCATTCCTCCGAAAAGTTTACGATCCAAGGTAGGCCAACCTGTTGTGACTTGACCATTATTGGATTTAATTTTCAATAGTCTAGCTCGTGGATCCTCAAAATAGTCTGTGCCCATGTCTTTGGTCAGACTGATCTGTACTGCATCTTTTATGAGTTTCTCTACAGGATCATATTCACCTTTTTCTAGCAAATCAGCACTTTTAAGAATGGCTCTTTCTAGTTCCTGTCTGCGTGTAAAGTTTTCAAATTCTTCTAAAAACCATTCATAATGTCCAGAATTTAATCCCTCTATGGTCTGCAACTTTATATTTGTTGCTGCAGCAATTTGCTCATAATTG